TTTAATAACTTCATTTTGTCTCCAGCTATCATCAAATTCATTAGATTTTATTTTTTTTTCAACTTCCATCGCTTCATTCATTGCTACTATATTTCTACTCGCATAATTACCACCTGCAAAAGCAGCAGACATTTCTGATTCTATTTGTTTAGAATATTCTAATTCAATATTTGTGCCTGGCAATGTTAATGAAGTATCATCAAAATTAAATGTTAAAAATTCTCCATCGGCATTTTTAACTGGAGCAAAAGAATCATCAGGAAAAACAATACCAAAAATTAAACCATTACCATCTGCTGTATTTCTCCATTCTCCATTATCTTCCATTTGTTCTTTCATTTCTTCTGTTAGCTGTACTTCTGTAACATCTTTATTTTCAGATTCAAAAGCAACAGCATTAAATTCATCTAAATAATGTTTTTGAATTAAATCAGCTTTTGCAATAATTCCGGTATCTGATTCTATTGTGTGTTTAATATCATCCCCATTATATATTGTGGGAACATAATAAGTATCTTCTATTACAAAATGATCTTTTATTAAACTGGCTGCTTTAGTTTCTGCATCACCTTGGTCTTGGTTTTTATCAATCCACATTGAATTTAAAACATCATACGCTAATACTTTTTTTATATTATGAAGTTTGGCAATGGATTTACTTGTATTAACATTGTTGTTTCTTGCAACAATATCTTCAAATTCTTGAAGTTCGGAAGCGATGTTTGCTTCTATTTCTTTAAAATCAATATCATTCTCTTTTGCAAATTTTTCAAGTTTAACTTGTTCATCTTTTTGATCATAATTTATAAAACGATTTGTTATTGCTGTATTACCAAAGAAAGAAGATAATTCTGCAGTTATAGGTAGTCCTGCATTGCTAAGTTGTAACATGGCTTGTGAATTATATTCACCAAATTCAGCTTCTAAATTTGCTAACATTGCAACTCTTGTCTCAGCATCTCCATTATTATATCTTTCAACAAACCCATCAGCCTCACTAATTGACATTACTTTTATTTTATATGGTGGTTGTCCCATATCAGTTTGAGTTTCTACAAGTTTATTAACTAATGCTAATTTTTTTTGTAAATAAAGTTCATTATTTTTTACAGCATCTATAGTTTCTAATTCTTCAACTAATTTTTTAACATCATCATTTGTTTGGCTTATAAATAAAACTGGATTTGAATCCATAGCTGTATTTCTTGCTACTACTGCTTTTAAATATATATTTTTTTCATCATTGCCTTCTTTAAAAGTTTTAACTCCAGTCTCTACTTCATTGTCTATTGTTTCATTAAATCCTTCTATTGTTTCCGATATATCAGCATTATTTATAGAATTAATAATTGCTACATTAGCTATTGAATTTTTTAATGAATCATATTGTTGTAGCATTTTATTAAATACTTTTGGTTCTATAATTTCTTTTGCAAACTCCATATCAAAATCTATTTCTTTTCCTAAAGCTGCTGCTGATAAAAAATTTTGCCAATCTTTATCAACCATAGGTAATAAAACACCTTTTGCATCTTGTATTAAATCCATTCTTGTATCTAAGTTTAAATTAGGAAATTGTTTATCATCATTTAATTTAAGCCAAGCTAATTTTGGATTATCAATAATCATTTTAGTTGCTTCAAAACCCTCTATTCTACCTGGAATAGAATCTATTAATTTTTTTAAATTAGCATTTGGTATTTTACCTTTATAATTACTTGTATATAAATTAATTAAATCATTTTCTAAAGTAGCATAATCAAAATTACCTTCTGCTAAAAAAGCAGTTGTTAAGAGTCTCTTTTCTTTCTCATTAACTCTATTATCTAATGATGTTAAAATATTTTTTGATATTTGTGTATTAGTTCTAAAAATTCCTTTTTGTACTTCAGCTAAAGCATAATTATTAAATAAAAATGCAGCATCTCCAGTAGTTGCATTTGCTTTATATTTTTCAATTAAAGCATTTGACTTTGTTTTTAAAATTTGATTTGCTATTTCTTTATTTTCTAAAACATTGACTTCATCATAAACTTTTTGCATATCAGTTATGAAATCATTTTCTAATTTTAATGCTTCTGTTTTATTTTGAGCATCATTTTCTTTTATTTTAAAATTAACAACAGCATTTGTTACTGGTTTTAAAGCAGTAAAAATATTAGCATCAGGATTAATTTTAATATTAGATGTAGTACCAGCTAATTGTTCTACTGATCCTGTCGCTTGAAATGTGGGGATCTTTGGCATTATTTATTCCTCATTGCTAATAAACTTGTTCCTGTTTGAGCTACTGTACTTATTTGTGCTAATTTAGCTTCATTTCTGGCAATTACCCCTGAAATTCTTGCAAAGTTTGCTTCTTCCATTTTATTTGCTGAAGCAACTTTAGCATTATAATCAATTAAATTTTTTTGTAATTCCGCTTCAATAGCATTTGATAATTCAATATAATAACTACTTCCACTTCCAACTTGAACACCGGATTTTGCTAGAGCAACTGTAGTTTCACCTTCAATTTTTCTAAAATTTTTTTCAAATTGAGCAATATCAAATTCTGCTTTTTTTTCTATTTGCTCTGCTTGACCTTCTAAAATATCAGCATTTCTTTCATTAACTGATTGATTATACTTACCAAGTTTGCCTTGAGCTTGGTATTGAGCTACTCCTAATGCTCCTACTAATAAATTAGCTCCCATTAAAATATCCTCGCATATCTGTATTGATCCGAACCATCAAACCCATAACATTTCATTAAACCTTCATTTTCTAAACCTAACCATTCCGCAAATCTTAAACCTTGTTTAAAATCTTTTCTGATTGCGGTTTGAACTCTTTTAATATTTTGTTGTCTGGCAACATTAGCAAAATCTTTTTTAATTGCTTTAGCAACTCCTATTGGATATTTCCACATTTCGTTTGTAGCAATTACCCAACCTTCTGCAACTTGTCCCCAAACTATTTTCATACCTGCAGCAAAAATTGGTTTGTTATTTACAATACCGGTAAAAGCTAATTTATCTTGTTCAAAAGTTTGAGCATCACCCATAATTTTTATATATTTTGAATCAGCTTCTAAAACTTTATGATTCATTTGACAGGATAATATAAACTGTCCATGTTCTTTTGTGTAAGGTGCTATATGTAGTATATTATCCATCATTTGTTACTAGCCTTGGGTATAACGATAAAATTGTAAAAGGTAAAGGTTGAGTTTGCCTAACAAGAATATATCCATCAGTATCATAATTTCCTCTAAATTCTATTTCTTTATCTCCTGTAAATACTGGGATTCCTTCATCCATAGGATTAGCAGAGGTTCTAAATGGTATTCTTTCCATATTTGATAAGTCTGGTCCTATCTCAACACCAACACTTTGATATAATCTAGCAGTAATTTCATAAATTCTTTTAGTTTTTCCTTGAGATGTTCCATCTTGTGAACCAGCATCTATTCTCATTGTTTTTAATGTTGAATGATAAGCTAATCCCATTTTAACATTTGTTGCAGAACGATCTAAAACAACGCTTCCTGAACTTACAGATTTATCTGGATGTGTTGCACCATCTGCTAATATGGCAACTGTTTGTCCCTCTAAATGATCTAGTCCTGTAAATGTTGTTGCGGCAGTTCCGCTATAACTTAAAGCACTATCTAAAAAATTAAATGATGTATTATCTGTTTCATCAAAAGCAAATACATTTAAGTATTCCACATATCTTCTAGTTGATCCATTAACTGTTCTTTTAACAATAACCCATACTTGATATTCTGAATCATCAGTTGGAATTACAGCAACACTTTCACATACAGCTTTACCTTGATCTGTTGTTGCTAATTTTGTTGTATCATCTACAGATTTAATTGTTAAAAATCCTGTAGACGAAGGAGATGTTTCTGTAACTGTAACTACATTAGTGCTAACTGTTGCTGTAAAATCAGAGTCAGCATCTATTAATGTTTTTAAGTTTGTTGCAGTTTGGTTATTACTGGTTACAGTATGAAACTTGCCAGATGTAGAAGATGTAGCTGATGTAAAGGTTGTAGTTGTTCCATCTGATTTAGTTAATACTAATCTTGAACCATTTGCTATATTTGCATAATCTGTAACTGTAATTGTTGCAGCACCAAATCTTCCACCAAAAATATGTCTATGCCAAGCAACAACTTCCTGTTCTCTTTGATAAGTTAATGCTGCTAATTCACCATCTCCTCTAACGCACCATAAAATTGATAATGGTTCACCTTGAAAAGCCATTTGAGTTATTCCACCAGAAGTAACGTGTTCGGCAAGGATAGTTAGATCAGGTGAAGAATAACCATCTACATCAAAATTATAAGCAAGTTCTCTAATTTTTCTTTTTGCTCTTTGTAAAAATAAAGTAGCATTACCAACAGCTACAGCATCTACATTAGCTCCACCATTATTTGTTTGTTTTTTAATTAATATATTTGTTGGAGTTACAGAGCTGTCATCTCCACCTCCACTAACTGCAAATTCACCACCGGCAGTTCCAATAATTAAAGTTCTTGTTGCTGACATAAATCTAATTGCATTAACTTGGTTAGATGCGATTGTATAAATAATTGCATCATCATCAGCTACAGTACCACCAATATTAGCATCCATATTTTCATAATCACCAGACTTTGAAAAATAAACTGTTTGTGGATTACTTAATGTTGCGGCAAAAACTAATCGTTGTTCAAAAAAGGTTACGCAGGAAGGATGACCTGTGGTATCAGAAAATGCTCCTAAGTACCACGCTGTAATAGCATTTGTATTTGTAAAGGCGGTTGTAATGGTTGCGACTGCAACAGTTGAATTTGTCCTAGAGGTTATTACTGCATAGCCACCATTAAAATGAATTTGTCTACCCACATCTGTTGCTAACCATCCTTGGTCATCATTAATTCCAGTTGTGGCAGAGGCTGTAATATTTACTCCAGTTCCAACACCTGCAGAGGCTGGTGTTAAAGTTGTTGATGTTGTATTAACATCTATAAATGGTCCATTGGTAAAATCTACATCAGTTAATGTCCAAGAAGTATGACCAGTACGAGTTAGTTTTTCTACCTCATGTGAAGGATGTGTAATGTACATAACATCAGCAGATTGAGCAAATTTTATATCAAATAATTCTGCCTCTAAATAAGGAGAGGTAATCGTATAAACTCTATTAGCAGTTCCTGCTGAACTATAAGCAGTATATCCTGAACTGTTTATATTATCTCCATCTTTATCTGTTAATTGAAAAGTATTGGTAGTTACACCTGCAACTAAAAATCTTTTATTATTTACTTCAGTCATTCCTACAACTGAAGTAATTTTTATTTCATCACCATTAGAATAACCATGTGAGTTAGATGTAACTACTGCAGGATTAGCTTGAGTAATTCCTGTAATAGTTTTATCACCTTCTAATATTGCACCATTGTCTTTAAAAAATCTTATTTTTAAATTTGAAAATTCAAGAATATAAGTTTGTGTTGTTGAAAATTCAAAAGGTATTAATCTTGTTTTTTTTGAACTATCAGCAACTTCAGCTACATGAGTTGTACCTGGTCTACGAGCCGCAGCTCCATGAGGATAGATAACTAAATTTTCTAAATTTGAACATCCTGCGGCATATTTTGTTAAATCTGTTCTTCCATCTAATCTAGGTGATAATTCACCTGCGGTAAAATTTGTAAGCTGTGCAGCTACTCTAGCCATGTATTAAAACCTTGAGTTAATAAATGAACCTGCGTCTATAACATCTGCCATTCCTAAATCGTGATCTACATTCTGACCTTCAGTTGAATCTACAAATCTAGCATCTTTTAATTTTTCTTGATATGATAAAATCATATTTTGTGATGTTGTATTGTTAGATGTTACTGCATAAGCAATGTCCGCACCTAGAGCTGCAGATAATGTTTCTCTTAATAATTCATCATATTCATTGGGGTCAGTAATTCTTGAAATATATAATATTTTCATAGTGGATGCGTTACTTAATATTTTTCTACCTTCCACTTTATAATTTGAATCGTAATCTAATACTCTAAGTAATCTTAAACAATTTGCTGGTAAGGTATAAGCATAGGTAAAACCCCATGCCGGAGAATCAGTTGATGCGGCTAATTCTAATCTTGTTTGTAAGCAATTCCAAGGATGTGTTCTAAACAAAGCATCTCTAACTTGAGTGTATCTTGAATTGCAAAGTCTAGCGTTTTTTGAATCTTCTGTTAAGGATAAGATTGTTGATGCACCTAGTTGGTTTAATGCTCCATTACAAATATCTACTACTGATGCCATATTACTTCCTTATAATATACTTACGCCTTATTTGTCTATCTTTTAATAAAGCAAAAATCTCTTCTTCAGTTCTTTCTTGTTTAGCATCAAATCCATAATGATGTTTAGGACCATGCTGAAACCGGTCTACAAGAACATATCTGTACACATAATTATCTTTTTTAAAATGTAGTACAGGTTTTAAATCTTTAATCTGTTTCATGCTAAACAGGCGAGGTTCAGTCTCCCTCTACTCGCCTGTTTAATTCTATTTTCTAGTCTACAACATATTGAATGTTGAAAGTCAAATCACCTGCAGTACCACCTTCAGCAGCCATTGTAGCTGATATGTAGTAATAACCTCCAGGGTCAGATGACGCTCCAGCCATTTCCCACAGCTTTGAACTCGCTGTGTTAATGTTAGCAGCTTCAAATCTTACATCTGCCATTGCAGCAGCATCAGCCACCGCACTTGCAAAGTAATCTTCGTCTACTACTGTTCCGCTAGATTGATAAATTCCAACATTGAAAGTACAAGAACCACCAAAAGTATCAGATCCCACCCAAATTTGTGGAACAACTGCATTACTTGGTATTGGTGCAAGCATAACAATATCGTCATCATCACTGTCTCCAGCTGCAACAACTATAGTACCTTGAGCTACACGAAGAACTCCGTGTAAAAGTGCCGAGTTGTTTAACACTGGAGGAGTAGCTTCAAAATTTGCTACTAAGTCCGAGTTTTTAGTACCCATATGATTATATCTCCTTTAGTTATTACTCGTGACAAGGTATCTGAACAACTTTTTCTTCTTCCATACGAGTTGCTCCAAGATCCATACAGTAATAAACTTGTGTACTGTAAGACTTGTCAGCTCTCTCCGAAATTTTAGCCGTTACATCTTTACCAATAGCTAACTTGATTGCATCTTCTGTAAATGCAAAAGTTAATCTGTCAGTAGTATGTGTAGCGTCTTTGTTCAGTCTTGTTGACATTATGAATTGAAATCCAAGAAAACTATCAATTGAACCCATAGCTAAAGCTTTAATTGTATTAAAGTCTGAGCTAGTAACTTCAGTAGTTGCTAGTAAGTCTTGAACTTGTTTTGGACCGCAAACCAGGAACCTTTTTAGAGAAGGATCTACATCGTTGTTATCCAAAATGTATTTAGCAGATCTAAGTTTTGCAATAGTCAAACCATCTGATTGATCTGATGTTGCAGTCTTTTGACCGCTAGGTAGAGCAGTAGAAGTTCCACCAGCAACGCCAGTATCAGCTGAAGCATTCATAGCCGTGATGATAACATCATC